AGATTAGGCAACATTGCGCCCGTAATGGATACTGTTAAGTAGTTATTGCCAGTCCCGTTGATGTTTGCAACAACTGATCCAGACTTAATCACATACATACGCCCAGCAACAAAGCAGAGCATATAAGAATCGCTCACAGAGAACTCAAATGGGACTAGGCGCACTCCATTAGCGGCAGATGGGGTAGAGCTATTCGGCAACTCTAAGATGTGTTTAGAGCCAGCTCTACGGCGCATCCCGCCTTGAGGTTGAATGACAACATTAGTGGCCTTTGCCAATGCGTTTGCATATTGAGCAAGATCAACACGGGAGCGTAAAAGAGGGTCTAACTCTCCAGTAGAGAAGTTAGTCTGAAAGTCAATAAAGCGAGACATTATAATCTCGCCGCTACGAGTGCGTAATCCTCAAGAACTTGTGGCGGTTGTCCTTGACCATCAATATTCATCGCTTGGCGCATAAACCCGCCACGCCCATTCTCAGAAGGGCCACCAACTGCGACACCTTGCCAGTATTGAGCCTTAGTCTCTTGCTCAGTAATTGGCATAGCTAAGTGCCAAGCCATCATGTATTTCAAGAGTTGAATGAAATACTGAGGCATTGAATACTCAGGGGTTTGATAAGGATAGTCAATATAGACTTCCTCATAATTGGTTAATAGCTTATCGCCTTGAATATCCCACTCCTTAGAAGGGCGGGCATATATGGCATTTGAGGTAAACAAGGCTCTAGGGTTGCCAAGGCGATCACCAGGCAACTGATACTCAAATCTCCACTCGGAGGCTGGAGTAGTAATGAGTCTTGCTAATTTGACCTTCTTATAAGAGAAAGTCCAAGGATATGTAGATAGGGCTGTGTCTCGTACATCGGAATATAAGCGATCACAGGAGTTGGCTTCATCTGTACCATCGTTAAATGACGAAATGGGCTTTGCGCCCAAGAGAATTAAAGCATCTGAACAGATGGAGACTGCGGTATCACCAGCGGCCATACTTACCCCTCAATGTAGGAAAGGCTACCACCGAGCATCCCCAGTAGTAGCCTTTTATTACTTACTTCTTAATCGCCGTTTGTAGCGGCAAATACTGTGCCATCGCTCACATCAACTACTGTGCCAGTATTGGTCAATACATAAACCATACTTGCAACTGCGGTTGAGCCAGTTGAAGTCACGCAAAGGATAAAGTCACCAGCCTTTAACACGCTTGCAATGCTGTTGAAATAGCCAGATGTGTTTACATCGGCGATTGCATCAGTAGTGCGATACGAGTAAAGAGAAGGAGCGTTACCAGATTTTGATGCGCCGATTGCGGCGAAACCAGTTGTACTAAATGCCATTTTGATTCTCCTTTAATTAAGCGCCGTTTTCGTCACAAGTGATTTCAACGATACCTTCTGCATCAATGGCAACTGCGCCAGCAGAGAACAAGGAGGTAACCAGCCATGAGGTTTTCTCAGGGATGTAGTTGATTTCAGTCTTAGGAGCGATACCTTCTGCCATGCCGATAGCATCACGATGGAACGCATAAACCTTGCGATCACCAGAGCTCAAAGGCAAGCCGCCTTCATCACGATCACCTAATACATGGAATGTGAAGCCCAAGAAAGTATTGAGTTCGCCATTTACCAAGGCTTTAACTGTGTTGAAGTCAGAAGAAGTTACCTTTGTCTCGCCCAACATACCAGCTAAGTTATTAGCATGGATGATGATATGGCGGTTGTCCATTGGTACATTCTTTGCATCTAAGGCTTTCTTAGCGGCAAGTAACTTGTCCAAGTTCATGTTGGTATTAGCGCCACCAACTGAAGATGCAACTGTGTTGCTTGTGCTAGATGCAATCAACGCATCCAAGATCAACTGATCTTGACGGCGGCCAACTGCGGAAGCCACTACCTTAACGAGCTCTGAACGCTCATCAAAGTTCACTTTAGCTTGGGAGAAGATGTCGCTATATTCAGCGGCGATGTAGTCGCTGAGTGTAGCTGTTACTTGACCATAGCTAACATTGAGTGGGGTTACATCAGTTTGGGGGATGCGTACTTGTGCAACACCTTTACCGATTTTTGGGAATTTGTAGCTTGAACCTTCAACACCTGAACGAACACGGATAGCTGGGCGTAGTACGGCTGTACCTTGATACGCCTGTTTAACTTCCGCATCGAATAGGGTTACAAAGGCTGTGGATAATTGCTGTGCCATTTTGCTTCCTTTATTCAAAAGTTAAAAAATTAAAAGTCGCTATCGGTGAGCCTCAGATGAGGGCCTTTGCTTACAGTAGGTTGTCAGCCAGTAGGTTGTCGCTACTATTAAAGGGTCACAATGACAACTTGTGATTGGCCTTGTTTCTGATTCTATTTATTTTTATACAAAATGCAATACCCCCGTTTGATATAAAAAAGACCCGCACTAGGCGGGCCGTTAAATTCACACTCACGATGTGAAGGAAGGGTTAGTTATATCGAGCCGCAAACATACGCTCGACCTTTGCTCGGTAGTTAGGATCGTTTTGATACTTAGGATCTCCGACCATTGCTTGCAACTCTTGGTCAGTAGGCATCCCATCAATCGGAGCTGATTCAACTGGGATAGAGCCTTCATAAGCAGAGCGAATCTTTTGCAATGCTTTGAGTCCTTTTGCAGTCCCGCCCATGATCTTGAACTCCTCAAAATCTTCAGCAGACCATACGCCCTTATTGACTAAGCCTCTCGCCCAACTCACCATGCCATTAATCTGAGCATCGGCATTAGGGCCAAGTGACTTACGCTCGGCGGCGGCATCAATCTGCACTTGACCACCTTGTGCCTCTGCCACCATGCCAGTTAATGAACCAGCAAGCTCATCAAAAGCGGCTTGACTGACACCATTCTTGGCGGCCCATTCTTTAAATACGGGAACCATAGGGAGGTTGTCAGCGTTGTCACCGAATGAACTTAGATCGTACTTACCCTCTGGCGGGGCTTTGTGAGCACCTTTAGAGATAGTCTTTCTAAGATCAGACCATGACTTAGACAATGCTTCAATATCTACTTCATTTTTATCTTTATTCCAAAAGTTGTCAGGCAAATAGTCTGGCTTTGCTTTTGGCTCATCAGGCGGGATAGAGTCACTTGCTCTGTGTTCTATTGCCTTGTCTTGTGGAGCTTGAGAATCTTGACCACCTTCATCAATCGTAACTGAATCCAATAGGCCAGAATCTTCTCCGGGTTGGTTTACATCTTGGTTGTCGCTCATAGATTCTCTCCATTGTTAATAAAAAACACTTCAAATATGACGGGCATACTCTCCGTGATACTTCTCTCTTGCTTCTACTGCAACTAAACCAGCAAGCTCAATGTCATCAAAGTTTCCAATATGCTTGTAAACACCATTGACTCTGAGCCTGACAGTCCATTTACTTCTACCTTTTTTCCGCATTACATTTTTAATGCCAGATTTACTATGAGCTTTTACTCCAACATTTAACGCATTTTGCGCTGTATTGCACTCTCTCAAATTAGAGATCATGTTGTCAGTTGGATTGCCATTTATATGGTCAATAATTTTTGGCATATAGCCATATACATAAAGCCAAGCAAGCCTATGCGCCTTGTAATACTTTCTATTGATTCCAATTAAATATCTTTTTGAGCCATTTAAATAACCAGCAATACTTCCTTTTTGAATCTTTTTATTAGGCTTTATGTTCCACCGAAATATTCCAGTATCTTTGTCATAACTCAACAAATCCTTTAGCTCAGATTGGGTAATCATAAATTTCTAGCCCTCTTAATCCTTGCCTCAATCTCTTTTACCAATGAGCATCTACCCTCTAGGAAGTACCCATAAGATGGGTCTGATCCCGGAGCCCATGATGGAAGCTCAATCGTCTGATCTCTCAGAAGTCTCAGCAACTTTTGCCCGTGTTCTGTGCCAAAGACTTTTAGGCACAGCTTATCTTGATCGCTACCTTCTTGGGGTTGCAAATTTTGTTGCATACCCTCGATTTCTTCCCACCCCATGACTACTCCTTGTGAATTAATATTTCATCTATATTTTTTGGGTCTGCCGTATCAACGGCGTGGATGCAAAACCAGACAACATCAGTAATTGCTTCTACATGGTGTTCAATTCCGGCTTTGATCTCTATACAAGCTGGGCCTGTATATTCTTTGACAACATCTCCAGCAGTAACTAAGGCTCTACCAGAAGCCAAAAGCGAGAGATGCGTATAGCTATGCTTGTGCTTCCCGACTACATAACCAGCCGGGATGACTGCCTCCTTTGCATAGATGCCATCAGCAAAATGATGCTTTTGTGATACCTCTATTTCACAAGGGAGACAACTCATTGAGGCATACCCTGTGCGGCCATCTCAGCCCCGGCTTGTTGATTTTGCATAACGCCTTGCTGATTACCAGCCATCGCCATTGCCATTTGATCTTGCTGGGCGAGCTTGCGTTGCTCATCCATTAAGAAGGCTCGCTCCGCTGGAGAATTGCGTACGGCACTTGGTACGCCTAACTTGTCACCGAGGAAGTCAATTAGATCGCCAGTCTTAACAGCTAATTGACCTTCAGCGCCAAAGTTGGCAGTTAGTTGCATGAATTGAACGATGTTATTAATCTCCTCCATGTTTTGCGCCATCGCAAGAGGGGCAACTGGAGAGACTTTGACTTCTAGTCCATTGACTTGCAAAGGCAGATCAATCAATCCTCGCTCATCCATCACAGACAAGATGCGAGATACCAATGGGATCATCGTCTCATTGATTAATCGGCCAAAGGCAGAGCCTAAGTTTTGTGCCAATTCCTTCATGCGCTCGACCACTTCAGTTGCAGAGCGAGCACTCATGTTGTCAGGAGGCAAAGACTCATCAAGCAAAGTGCGCTTAATGTTGGCTCTCAAGTCTTGGATGATGATCTGGGACACATTGAAGTCACCTGATCTTGCCAATGGCTTGAGTGATTCACCTTGTGGGCCGCCGTTGCGAGCCACAGGGATGATTGCGCCCGGCACTAACTTGACAGTAGATGGGTTTAATACGCCATCGTCTGCCGCTGTATATACACCAGAGATAGCTAGAGAAGCATTTTTCAATACCAACTCAAGAGTCTTATTCAAAGTCTTGATGTCGGGTAGGGCAGTCAATAACGGCCCACGCCCATAAACTTCACCAGCAACTTTTGAATAGCGAGAGATGATCCAAGGAGATGTTTTCATTTTTCGGAAAACGATTTCTTCTTTTGATGTCTTGTCAATCACATGGTAAGACCAATCGCCACGATCTTGATCGTAAACAGTAGCCTCTAAGAGCTCAACATCATCAGTCGGCTTAGTTGCAATGCGCTGAGCAACGCTCTCAGGGATCTTGGCATCTTTCCATTGCTGGGTAATTGCCTCGCCCTTCATGCGCATACGGCGATAAACCTTATCTACTGCGCCATTAGCGCCTTCTTCATACGAAATAAGGAACATCGGCACAGGGATAAAGTTGATTGGCTGGACATCATCGCCCGGCAACACCAACATACCAGCCGTA